TGATAACTATCTATCACTTTCATCAGAAACACCCCTTTATTCGCTTGGTTCAACTGTTGCTAAGATTGTTATTCCCTCTCCATCTTCAACAGAATCCAGCCAACACTCATATAAATCCACATTTTCAAGCACAATAAAATCTTCCGATTCTAAGCTTTTACCCATTTCTGTTGCCTCAGCAGCATCCACACCACTATCACCAACAGCAACATAACCAACATTACTCCTTTTAGCTGTCAAGTATGCTTTTTTTACTATTGTGCTTTCATCTACAAGCCTTTCAGGAATTCCAGCCGTTGTTACGTCTTTATCAAGTGTTAATGGAACATAATAATTACTACTTCCATTACTATTCCCATCAAATAATTCCCATTCTTCTGTATCTTCATTATAAGTAAGCAGCACAGTGTATGGAACGTTGACCACTGTCCCTCCAGGGAGGGTTATTTGTTGGCCTGAAATGGCTTCTGGTCCTTTCCCTACTACATTCACATTTGATTTCATCTTCAATCATCCTCCAAATTTTTCTTTATAAAAATATTTTATCCATCATAACCCGTTCTGGATTAAACAAAGGCTTTGCCAAGGCCACAGTCTCACCATCCACCTCAACATCCATTTCGGGCTCATCCTTAACATCCAACAAATCAACAACCAAATCAGGATTGCTAACAACCTCTTTAAGCTTCTCACTATCTGCCAAAATAGCATCCGGATTCTCCATAATATCCTCACTAGAAACAGTCATTATCACACCTCTACAACTTGTTAATAATTGGGAAATAATCTAAATGGCATAAAACGTTCACAGCACCGCTCCACGTGGTTCCGCTGCGGTGATAAACTTGTATTGTAAAAGTAGTGTAATCCGTTGCAATGTCCGTCACTACAACACCATAATTTCGACTCCCTAAGATTGCGGGTACTGGAACTACCCATAACACATCCCCACTCCAGGGCACATCAACTGTTAAGGAATAGTAACTACTGGACCCGTCACCTGTCACTGTATAGATCTCTGGGAACAGGTTCAAAACAGTCATTGACCCTTCATCTGTTCCAGCGTAGGCGTAGGCTGATTTGGCGGCCCAATTATCCACAGGTATTATCCGTAAATAATCCACGGCCACATATTTGTCTTCTGGGACGCTTCCATCTGATAGGAGTCTTATTCTGAATTCGCAGTTTTCTGTGAAATATTTGAGACCGACACCGGTTCCGAATTCATCAGAAACGTAAGGGTCGTAGGTGGCGGGGTGGTATGCTGCTAGTGTTTCGTTCCCATCTGCGTCTCTTTTCCAGTATTCTATCCAGAGGCCATGGTCTCCTTCGTCTATGTCACTGAACCAGCGGCATGATAGTTGGTGCCATCCAGCCCATGCGTTCCCTGTGGACCATCCTGTGTCGAGGATTTCTTTATCACCACCATATACTAGGGCGTATTGGCCTTTCCTAGCTAGGGGTTCTGGTAGTACGGTGGCGTCTTTTCCAACGTAATAGGCACCTTCCACTATGTTGAAGATGTTCCGTGCTATGCCTTCACTTTCAACCATTTATATCTCCTCATAGACGTAGCTTGCACTGTTTATTCTGACATTGCAGTTGGGGTCGGCTTGGAGGTACATTTTCAGGATTATTCCCACGAAACGATCCACACTGTTGTATCCGTATTCCAGGATGTCGAGTGGTGTTACCATTATGTCGTTAGTGTCGTATACGTCGTGTTCTAGTTCTGTTGATTCCAGGCAGGCCGGGTCTGCACCAGTCCAATCTGCGGGTGTGGTGTAAAGTATTGAAGTGTCATCCTCACCGGGTGTGTCTGGATCTACTGTGAGGGTTGATTCTTCACTTCCAAGGCTTCCGATTGTTATTTCAGGGTCAAAATAGGATATTGTGAAGTTGTCAAAGTCCGCAACTCCGCTGAGGTTCATTCCCACACCATAAAAGTCTTGGCTGAAACTGGCCGTATAGTCGGTGTCGATGTATTGTGTTCCATTGACTTTGATGGTGATGTGGTCTCCGGTGTCTTTGATTGAGAGGTGGTATGTGGTTCCGACCGGGATTTTGCTTCCAGACAGCCAGAGGACGTTCGCAACATCGGTAGGTGTTCCACTTATCACTTTAACGACTTTTAGTCGTGTGTCTGCTCCATCATAGTATGCGTAGGCTTTCAAATGGTTGTTTGAATTTTCACGATTCCAATAAAATGTAACATAGGGGGCGTTGGTTCCGCTCCCCTGGGATAATAATTTCAGATCCAGGCTGACATGTATGGCCTGGTCCGGGCCCCGTGGTGTTTTGATATAATTTGTTGTTGTTGCGTCTCCTGTGTGTTTGAGGCTGTATGTGCCTGAAATTGGTGTTGATGAGTCTAGTGAGGGTGTTCCAACCTCATTAGTCCAGGTGGGGTATGGGCTTCGACTTCCACTGTATGCTCCATCCTCGAAATCATCATATATATCATAATAGCTTGTTAATCCGGCCGAGTAACTGGCTCCACTGTTGCCATAGTACATGTATATGGGTAGTGTTGCTCCGGCCACGACTGTGGGGACTAATACGTTGAAAATGGCCTTGCTGCTGGAACTGTAATATTCCCGGTCGTAACATCTGAGTGTTCTACCATCTTTGTCACAGAATCGGATGTCACTGAAATCTGCATTCATGTCACTGTCATAGTTAACCACTATGCCCCTGAGGATTTCGGTGTACTTCCAGGTGGTGGGGTTTCCCGTGATAGGTATTCTGCTTCTTTTATCCCATCCATCGAGCCAGGCTCTTTTAAGTACCATGGATTCATAGTTCAACCACCTTTTAGGTAGGTTTAACTGTATTTTCCCGGCCGCTGCACTTCCGGCCATTTTCCTGAAGGCCGGGGTGGAACGGCTGCTATACAAATCAAAAATAATGTCCTCTGTAACTTCACTGCCAGAGATGCTCGTTATAATGTTTTCTGCTAATAATTCGGTGGTTCCGTCCAGGAGTATTCCTTCCAGGCTGAAAAGGGCCTCGAAGACTAGGGGTGTGCTGGTGTAACTCCGGGTCCAGTTGATTTTGACCTGGTTCCATGCGAAGTTTGAGTTTACTGGTGGTGCGATGTTGTGTTGGAAGTAGGCATCCTGTTCCTCATCAGTGTCTGGGCTTGGATTGTAAAGCACTCCTTCCTGTTCACTGTAAACCAGGTTCCCGTGGGGTTGGTCTTCCTGGACGATCTGGGCTGTTGGTATGGGTACGATGATGCCTACCATTATGTGGATCCTCCTCTCATGAATGCCCCTAGGCTGGTGAGTCCCATGTTTGTGAGTACGTTGGTGTTGTACATGGTTTGGCTTTGGCCTTTGAGATATTTTTTAAGGTTTTTCTGTAATTTGCGCATGACGAAGGTGTAATATTTTCCGGGCCGGTTCACCCCTACTCTGGTGATGTATCCTTCATCGTTGATGTTGTGGGTGGCTGTTTTGGTGCTGTAATTCCCAGATAAGTAATATTTTGGGAGTTTTGACACCATGTATTGGCTTGGGTTGAGTAATGGTGTTCCTTTCATCACTATGGTGAATGATTTGAGTGGGTAACTGTTTTCTTCAACATATTTCTTACCATAGAGGAGGGCGTCCGTTTTGGAGCTTATATCTGTTTGGTCCTCGTAGGCTTCCCAGAATCCAGGGCCAAACCTGTTTCCGCTGTCTTCATTTTCATAGAATACTCGGCCTGTTTTTTCGGTGTCTCCTTTTTTGTAATGGTAATCGACTAGTATTCGGTTGTGGATGCTGTCACGTGGCTTATATGACCTGTCAGTCACGTCTAAAACGTTAATTCCCTGGATGGCCTGTACCGTGCTGACCTCATTCATTTCTGGAGCTATGCATAGAACGTCATGGCACCGTTCACGGCCGTAATCCATGTAAGCAATGTATCCGGCGTTGTCTAACATCTCTTTGATGTTCTCATAGGCGTATCCTGTTTCCTGGTTGATTTTCATCTTAGTGTTCAGGTCAGAATCGTAGGCTGTTAATCCGATGAGGTGGATTGTGCTTTTCTCACGGCTGGTTATTTGGTCTGCGATGGCCACGTCCACGGCTTCAATCTTAGAAACGTAATAGTTGCTGCTTGCCACATAATCCTCGAAGGCTTCTTTCCAATCGAATTTCATTAACTGAGGGAGGCCGTTGAGGACTGGTGTCTCCTGCCCTATTATGTTCGTGGCACCGGCTTTGCCTGTGAATAGTATGTTGTATGTTTGTGCATCGGCAACAGTCTGATTTGCTTTGTGCATGGTGAGTTTTAAGTTGAACTGGACCCTATTGTTTTTTTGGCAGGATTCCCCAGCGGCTAAGTATTTGAGGGATAATATGTCATCCACACTGGCATCCACGGGGTTGTAAGGGTCGTTGAATAAGACTGCATCACAATCCATGTCAGGAGTTACACCACAATGGTCAGGGGTTAACTTATCATATCCCAATCTAAGGCCGGTTGATGGGCTGTAAGTCTTGTTAAAACCAGATACTGTTACCTTTTCATAGTCTTCATATATTCGGAAGTCCAGGTTTAAAGTGTAAGGGTAAAATATTCCATAATTCATGGGGCCGTATTCGCTGGTGTCGCTGGCGTGTCGTATTGATTCTAGGAAACTTCCAAATTTCCGCACTGGGAAGGTGTAAGTTTCATCACTTGTGGGGGCCACTCCCACCCAGTAATTGGTGTAAACTGGTTTTCGGTAGAGGTTCACCAGACTCCCAACACCGGCCAGGGTCATTTCTGTGCCTTCATCGTTTTCATCATAGCCCAGGACGTAACCCCCAAATTTGGGTTTGGTTTGACTCCAATCATCACTGGCCCCTACTATGATGTTTAGAAGGTCCATGAATTCAAAATGAGTTCGGCTGTAAATGTTCTCATTAGGGTCATTCCATATCTCCTTAATAGGGAGGGTTATTTCGGCACTGTTCAAGTCTCCCAGGTTGTTTTCGGTGAATTCAATATCCTTCCAATCCAACCTGTATGATGAATCCTTCTCATCACTACTAAAATATTCCAAACGGTACATTAGGAGGTGGTCAACCCAGGTTTTTCTACCATTCAGGGTGATGACGAATGTATGTGTTCCTGCGGTTAAATCCACATATCCAAAGTCTAAGAACCTGTAATGCTCCCATTTGTAGTATGATGAGATTGTTTTAACTGTTTCTCCATCTATGGATAGGGTGATGGTGGGGTTGGTTCCCCTGGCCCTGACCACCCTTATGAGCATCCAATATTTCCCGGCCTTGTCGATTGTTATATCTTTGGTGAGTGTTGCGCTGGTTAAGCTCCGGCCAGGGTGTAATCCAACAATATCCGCACCCCTATATCTCTGTTGGTAGATGCTGGTGCTGGATCGTTCCCAGTCAATGCAAGGTGAACGGTAGATGTTTGATGGATCTCTTCTCTGGATTTCCACCTTCACATAAGGATTATCAGTATAAGCCACATCTGGAACAGGGAATAGTGTGGGTTGAAATTCTGCTTCGATCATTTAAAAAAAGTCCTCCATTTAGATGGATTGTAGAGCCAAGGCTTGCTGTGTGGGTTTATGCCATTCTCTTGCTAGTTGTACGAAATAGTCATCCGTGGTGGGTGGTTGCATTTGGTCATATACTCCTAGTCCTGTTAGGCTGCTGGCAGGAATAGAATCAGATTTAATCGTGCAAGGGTCTTTTTTAGTAACTACGAGTCCGTAACGGTTTGCTGCTGTGGGGGCTGCAACTATAATTGGATCAGTATGAGGATATACTGGGATTGGTCCTACCAATGAAGAGTCCATGTAGATTGTTGCTGCCTGTCGTGTAGGGGTTAACACTTTCATTGTGATATATCGTGTGTCTGGGTGTGTTACTTCTGATGTGAAATACGCTGGAAGGTATGAAGACGTGAGAGTGATTGTACCTGAATGATGGGATGTTAGTATTGATTTAGTAACATCTCTCTCGTAAATAAACAATTGAACCGTTCCGCTGCCTTTTAAAAACGTTTTGTTGAAGATTGGAAGACCAACTGTGGGAGTAACTGGTACTTCTGCATAGTAATTTGCATTTTCTTGTATTCCTTCATTCACAGCACTGTCGTTTGTTATTGCTTTCAATGCATAATTTCCAGTATAGCTATCAGGGTCTTGGGAAATTGTGGCCCCTGTTCCTTCCCATCCGGTTGTTCCTGATTCAATGCCGTACTGATTAGTGGTCAATATATTATACGAATTGAAAAAGAGAGCATAGAACACGTCATCCATTGTAATGTCATAGTCCGCAGTTAACCAACTAGTTAGGGAATTATCATGGTAACAATTGTTTTTCAAAGTCATCCCAATATCATCGTAAGGGTGTTTAACATAAACATACGGTTTGCCTGCCCGAATAGTCCAGTAAGTCCGGTCCAACTGTAAAGTGAACTCCCAAGGTGTCACCATAAACGGACGGATCAACCTTATAGGGTTGGGTAGGGTGAAAGTGTTCACCAAAACATAAGCAGATCCATTCCAACCGTACAAGGCCACTCCAGTACTAGTAGTTATAAGCTTAATCAACCCATTACTCACATAGAATTTAGTTGGATCTAAATCCATTCCATTATGAGTCACCAAGCGATATACACTATCACTATAATTACCATTCCAACCCTTCACAGTTCCTTTATAAAAATTCGCAGGAGTAATCTGATAATTCAAGGGATCAAGAGGATTCTTGAAACACTGGATTAACCCATCCTCTGAAGCTCGTGTGAAATCTGGTGTAAGGTTACAAAAAGCATCTGGTGGGGCAACCACAACATTAGGCTTACTAACCTCCTCCTCAGTATATGTTTTGAAATTTCCTGATTTCATTGTGGCTGCGGAAGTAGAAGTGGTGTTCATATTCCAGATGAAATCAGGACTACTCCACAAAAAACCAGTTTTACCAGTCCAGATCGGGTCACCGAAAGTAGTTCCACCAGTCTTGTCAATGTAAATACTCATCGACCCATCGGTATTATATTCTACTTTAAAGTTCGGGTTTTTCTCTGTGCTAATATTTAATGCCTGTTGAGATACAAGGTAAACAGCAGAACCGGCTTTGCACCGTACAACACCAAAATAAAGAGTGCTGCCAGAGTAATAGATATAAAATCTTATATAATTGCTTGTACTACCATTCTGCAATAAATTCCAGGATTGAGGAGTTGATTCGACCATTATCAATTGTAAATTTGTTTTCCCACCAGTACCTGCAATATATTCCATGTCAAACTCAAAAGTAAATGGGGGGGTGTTCGTGAACTTATTATAAGTCTTTATACGTCCCCAACCACCATATCCAGGACTACCTGTCTTTGCACCAGTGAATACAAGTTTACCCCCACTGGTAGCGATACTACCACCAGAAAGATAATAACTCTCATAAGTAGTCCAATTATCAGTGTAGGCTCCTGTGAACTCATCTTCAAGAATTATAACTTCATCCTTATCTTCATATCGTGAGTTAATGACAGCAAGATCCTCACCACCCTTAGTATGATTAAGGGTAAGAGGTTCATTCACATTTCTACTGAGCATTTCTGCGGTTATTTTCACAAGACTATAGTTGGGATGTTTGTATTCTTCTTCTGCATCTACTAATTTATAAAGGCCGTTGTGTGCAATTGCTTCATTGGTTGCTACGTAAATACTCCCCTCAACAGGCATAACTCCCCATCGGCTGTTTCGTGAAGATACTACTCTTAACCCACCATAATTATTTTTAACAACATCCCCACATAATCCGAGGATCTGTTTTGCCTGGGAGGGACTGCACCAAATACTCATCTTCTCAGTTCCGTCCCTCTTGATTTCATCATCCTCAAAAACGTTAGCTTTAACAAATTCGAGAGGGCCGATCGTGGCTTCTGTTGTCATCATATCCTCCTACCAAACTTTTTTCTTTTCCTTCTTTTTTCACGAGTTTCAAGAGAAGTTTTGACAGATTCATCAACCACATTCTCAAAATCAGGAAGGCCATAAACCTTATCATGGAAATGAACATGAACATGTACTTCTCCCTCACCAAGCCCCACGTCAGGCATGGGGCCTGCTGAAGGATAAGACCTCCATCCTCCACGCTGCACAAATGCAGTAGGGTCCATATTCCCCAAACCCTGGATCCATGCACGTACATGACCAATCTTATTCCAAGTAGTTTGAACCATATACCCATCCAGACCAAAAGCACGGGCAATAGTTAAAAGGAGAGAACTCATATCCCAACAGTTTCCCCCACGGTTGAGGAAAGTTCCCAAAACGCCATATTTGCTATTATAATAAAATTCGTAATGGAATGCACTGAAAATTTTATTCACGGTTGCTAAGAACATATCTGTCATGCTTTTATTAGGATCAGTTATGTCCACACCATCTAATCCGAATTGACTCAGGAAATTCTGAGCCAAACTTCTAGCTCCCCCAATTATCGTATCTTTCCATCGACCTACATTGGTCCAGTTAGTGGTTGAATCTCCTCCTGCAAATAAGCCTCCAAGATTATTAGGAGCGCCGGCAAACTGGCCTTTATAAATTGCAGCCATTACTTTATTACGAAGAGATTCACTTTTAATGGGTAACGTTAAAGATGCTGAAGATTGAGGAGTCATACTTGTTTCATTAACAGTTATATCCCCACCAGCCACATTTCCCAAACCAAGAGCACTCCTTAAACGGTTAACCAAGTTAATTATCGTATTCACCGGATTTTTTACAGCATTTTCAATACTGCTCCATGCACTCCTAGCATCTCCCACTAATCTCCAAAATGTACTACTGATCAAACTAATCGCAGCAGTAACAAAATTTTTAATATAATTCAGGGGTCCGACAAAAGGAGTAGTAATCGCAGCCCATAACCCGCCAAGAGCAGCAGTCACCCTTCCAGGTAAAGATTTAAAGTGAGAAGTTACACTATTAACTCCTCTTGAAACAGTGCTTTTAGCACCATTAAAAGACCTAACAAAGAACCCCTTAACACGGTTAGGAACAATTTTAAGGGGATTTAAGAAAGTATTAATATTTATTTTGGGCCATTTAATACCAAAACGACTGAAATCAAAAAGGTTTTTAAGATCCTCCTGAAAACTAGGCTTACCAGCACCACCCGCACCACTAGCAGTTCCAAACATTCCTCCGAAAAAGTCCTTTATACCTTTTGTTGAATTTTGAGCATCACTCGTGAAGATATCCCCACTATTCTTAAAGGCATTGCCCAAATCAGTTTTCAATGCACTGAAGAATTGGTCGGGAAATCCCAATGTCCATCCTACCCCTGTTTGTAATTGTTCAAGCCACCCTGTTGAATCAGTCCAATCTAACTCAAAGTCTGCTAACCATCCTGTTAAGTTTCGTTGTCCTTCAGAAAGATTATAACTCCCTTCTGCCGCCTTATTATAACTTTCTGTTAAGTTATCTAAATTTCTTGTGGTAGTTATTGTTGCTTTATCTGCATCTGTTAATTGTGAAGCCCATTCTGCATCAGCAGACAACTTCTTACCTTCTTCTGGAGTTAATTCTTCTGTGCTCACCCTATATGCTATAACTGCTTTCTTGGCTCTTTCAAGAGAGTCAGCATACTTCTCCATTATCTCTTTATGTGTTTCTGATGCATCCTTATAATTATTTTCAGCAGTAGTAGCAGTTTCAGTTGCATCTGCAAGATCGCTTTTTGCGTCCTTGAGGTTTTTTGTAGCAGTTGCATACTCTTCGGTTCCAGGAGTGGCATTGTTAACAGCAGTCTGCCATTTATCTACTTCTTTTTGAGCTTCCTGTTGTGCTGTTTTGGCCTCATCCATTACTTGTTTTCCCTTACTTAGAGCATCATTGGCATTTTCTATTCCTGTTTTAAACCATCCATATTTATTTCCTAATATGATGATGGCTGCAACCAAAGCAGTTATTCCTATAACTGCGAGTCCCATTGGGCTTATTAAGAATGAAACCATTGCTGAACCTATGCTTTTAAGTTTAGATCCAACATTACTCATGGTGGATCCCCACTTGACATTTGAAGCAGTGATGTCTTCTGTTGCATCTTTTAAAACAACATTAACTCCGGCTGCATTAATGGCTTTAGCTGCGAGAGTTCCTAATTCTCTAGCCAATCCCTTAACAATATACCCTCCAGATTGAAGGCCCTGTAAAGCAAGACCACCTACTCCTCCTATTGCAGCCAATACAGATATCACACCCGCACCAATTATGGATATCTGAATTAGTCCTTTATTGGAATTAACAAAATCATTAATGACATCCATAGCTCCTGTGAATAATGGGAGGAGGGTGGTTCCCACTGTGATGCCTATCTCGTTTAAAGTGGCATTAAATTTATTCAATTCTTTATCATACTCTGTGAGTCCGGCAGCGAATTCCATTATGCCCCTATCATTAAATAATTTCATTAAGGCATCCATTTTCTGCTCATCAGGAAGTGCTGCTATTTCTTTTAATGGCTGAGCCAATGGGGAAGCCCTTATCTCCCCAGTGTTACCGCTGAATACTGCTGCAATATCCTGCGGTCCTTCAATTTCTGCCAGACTAGCGAACTCTGGCTTCATCTTCTTGAAAAAGTTAATATAAGCTTGAACAACAGGAGTTAAACTAGCAATCTCAGAGGATGAGGTTGTTGTTGGCATGGTATTAGCCAGCAACTGTAATGTCCGGGCGGACGTTAATGGTTGAGCATAATATTTTTGCTGCATCATCTCTACTGTTTGAGAGTAGAGTTGTGCTGTTTGTTCGCCATAGGCTTTAGCCCAGAACTGTTCATATCCCTGGAAAGTGTTCGCCACTCCCACAGTAAAATCATAAATCTGTTGGGATCCCATAATCCCCACAATGCCTAAGAGGCCCGTTCCAAAGTTGTCCAGGGCCTGGGTTGCATTCGAGATTTTGGTACCTATTGAGCCCACGGTGTTCCTTACCTTAGTGGCAGCATTATTTACGATACCCCACTTTCCAGTCATTGCTGTTTGGGCGGCTAGGAAGCTTCGGCCAGTTCCTGCGAAACTTGAACCTGCTTCTATGATTTGTCTGTTGAATGCTGCCTGTGCTACTGAGCTTCGTTCAATATGTTCGATTGGAAATGCGGATACTGCTGCTTTTCCTGCTACTCTTGCCCCATAGGATAATTGTGAGAATTCCCTAGTAGTTGCCATGGCCTGATCACTCATTGTTAGGAGGGACCTTGTGCCTAAGTTGAATTGTTTAGCAAAAGCATCTCCGGGCATTATTGAGGAGGTTGCAGCGCTTATTTGTTTAGTTACTGTTGGGATTGTGTTCCCCAACGCCGAATAACTGGATCTTGTGTCTGCTAGTATCCTGTTAAATTGTCCTTGGGTAACTCCTAGGTTTTGCAGTCCATAATTTAGTTTGTTCCCGTAAACTGCTGCTTGGTTTAATTGTTTGGCGAATTCTTTAGCGTTCTGAGCAGCTATCCCTGGGATGGATGAAGACATCTTGGTGGATAATCCTTTACCCATTGTCTTCTGAAAATCACTGGCAGCTTTTTTAAGTTCTTTTTCAAACTCTTTTATGTTGAGTTTCAGATACGCTTCGATTGAACCCCTGTTGTTGGCCATGGGACATTCTCCATAAAATATAATAAAATTAATTCCAAAAATGAGGGATAATAATCTATTAAATAAAATAAAAAAATAGCAAATTTGGGGTTTTTTATACCTTGTTGAGTTCTTCGTAAACCATTTTTCGCATTAAACCGACTGTGTAATCTGATTGTTCCATGAGACCTTCTGATAGGAAGAGTGCTTTACCATGTCTATGTTCGAATGCCAGGTTTGTTTCTTGAATTTCAGCATAATGTTCCTTATTATAAGGGTTTTCTGGATCGAATAGTATTTTAGAGCCTAATTCTGTTCTTTTACTAACAACATACCCACTGGTCCGAAGTCTGGAAGTAAGCAAGGGGATGTCTAATCTGATCTTGAAGATGAATGCAGTTCCCGCTTTTTGTTCTATGTTCTGCCTTTTTGATCTGATTCTTAACACTATGTCATTCGTAAATTCAGGGAATTGTTTAGAGTTAAGTTTTAGAGTAATGAATTCATCAGGCATTTTTATATGTCCCCGTTTTTCATCATTTCCATGGCTTGGGTTATCTTTCCAGGTCCGTTAGGTTTTTCTTCGTTGGAATTATTGTCAGATTTATCGGGATCTTCGTATTCCATTCGTTCATATTTGTATAGGTTCATGATCCGTTGGTCATCTTCATCATCAACTGCCTCATAAGATGGATACTGCCATCGTTTAATAGCTAAATGGTATAGTCTCCCTATGCCTACTCTCGGATGGTTTTCACGGCTTCGATTGCCTTTTTTATAAAATCCATATCGCCTTTTTCCATGGCAGTTAACATCATTGTTTGTTCTGCTATTCCTGCTCTCCTACCCAATTCATTGTCTTCTTTTTCTTGTTTTAGGAATTCTTCAGGAGTTATTCCATTAGCTCGGGCTTGTCTCATGTGTATGGCCCTGCGGACGTATATGAATTCTGTGATCCCATAGTCCTTAACTTCATCAGCAGTTAAAGGAGTTATTGTGTTTTTGAAGAAACTTTTAAACTCCTTCTCCATTTTATCCAATTCTTCATCAGATAAGGATTGTATGAGGTTTCCATCGCTGCCGGTTTTTCCTTCATTTTCAAATCTGAAGATTAATTCCCCAAGTTTTTTGAGCTGTAATGTTACTCCAAACCCGGTTCTTTTCAGTTTTTTGTCTTCTCCAAAGTATGAAATTGGATCTAAGTATGTTGTGTCTATTGCTTTCTCATCAGGTGTGAGATATCCGTTATTCATGTCCTCTGCGAGTTGCTCGTCAGGACTTTTTGCATTTTTTTTATTTTCTTCCATCTCTATCACCATTATTTAGGCTATTGCAGTTAGTTTGCTGGTTAACACGGCTTTCATTAGCATGTCATCTGTTCCAGGAGTTTCTCCTTTCTCGTATGCTTCCCATCCATAATTGTATTGAAGTATGTCGCCTTCTGGGTCGCTGTAATCTGTTAGTTTCCAGTAGGGGAATGTTAGGATTGTTCTATAGTAGTAGGTTGATTCTATGAGTGGGCCTGTGAATGAGACTTGGGAGTTTTTCCAGACATAATCACTTCCCATGCTGGTTTGTGAGAGTCCTCCTAACCATTCTTTGAGTAAGTTTAGGTTTTCAAACTGCTGAGCAGCTTTTCCGCTCACTTCATATCCTGTGCATTGACGGACTGAAGGGAATATGCTCTGATTGGCTGTTTGTAGTTCTGTGATTTCGTTTTTCAAATCCATGCTGAACTCAGTTATACTAGTATCAGCGACGGGGGTGGTTCCGAAGTCTTCTACTCTGTAATCCATTTCGTTAAATGTGTGTGGAACTGGGTCTGATGCATAGGTGGGTGTTTGTGCGGAAGTGTCTATGTCCACGGTATCAGCTTTGAATGTTGCTGTGAGTGATCCTTCTCCTTGACTTTTGATGTCAATTCCTAATGTTTCCAGCAGTGCATTGGCAAATTTCTGTGGGGTGCTGTCTGCAGCGGTGTATCCCTTCCATAATGTGCATTTGGGTCGGGATTGAAGAGGATCTTCTGTTATTGTGTGTTGATATGCTGCTGTTGCTCCCTGTTGTGCGGTTGCTTTGGCTCCGAGGCCGAGATATAACAAGTATTCTAGTAATCCGTCTAGTCTCATGTCTCCACTGAGGTCTAATTTGACAGAGCTGAATATTTTTTTGCTCACGAATTTGGTGTTAAGTTTCCCCCGATGTTCTTCTGGAGTGTAATCCTTGTTTTCGTAGGAGGATTTCAGTTTTCCTACTGGCAAGAATAGGCTTGGAACTGCATCTGCGCCGATGCCTATTCCTATCCATTCAACTTTTTCAGATGCCATTATTTCTTACCTCCCTTGCTTTTTTTAGTGGGAGTTTCCTCCGATTCTCCTATTTTCCATAGCCGAGGGTTTCGTTTTACCATGTCCTCGGCTTCGTCCCCATCCACATCTTTACTATCCCCTGGATTCATCTTACCATAGGGAGTATTGCATGGCATGGGACCATTGAACTGTAATTTTACAGTACCCTTTCTAGCCATAGTTTTCTAAGCCTCCAAAAAATCAATTAAATAATATATTTAGTCGTTCCGTCTTACTTGGACAAAAAAGCCATAATTAACTTGGGAAAATCTTTCTACTGGCCTGCCTTCGTCTTCTATGATCCCATTATAACGAGTGCCTTTCCAATCAATATCACGCCATGGTCCTACATTGAAGTTCTTTTCAATTATTGCCATACTTGTATTTGCTAATGTTTTAACGGTATTTTTAGCAACAGGACCCATATCGTTAATATACCATTGGATTAATAATTCTATTTCGAGATCTTTGAATGCACCACTTTCATATTTCCCTTTATCTGCTCTTACAGAGATGACTTCCCCATAGGGATAACTTTTTCCAGGGATGAGGTTTCCATCTTCTGGGAGGAGTCTTTCATCCACAATGTCAGATATTGTTTCCTCTGCTAGGAGGAGTGTGATCACTTTCTCAATTGTGTCATCAACGGCAGCATTATAGTCCTCAACAGCGGTCATAATCGTATTTCTCCCACTTTGATCTGTCTGAGTGTGTCGAATGTGTCCTGTTCGAGGTCATCTACGAAATCTTTCAGTTGTTTCTGTTGATTTTTTGAATATACTGCCTTTAATGCGGCCAGTGCTCCGAGTTTTGCGGATAAAATTTTTATAAACAATCCCATGCTTGTCCCATTAGTTACAGCTGTTTGAATATCTGTTAAACTATATTGTTTGACTAGTGCAGGGTTTAGGGTATATTTATCCTCGTTTTCAGCATAAGCAATTAGTTCGGCTTCTGTTAAATCTCCAGTCTCACTAATAGTTAATGAGGTACAATACGTTTTAATCAGGGTAACATCAGCATAAGCAGCCATTCGTTATACCTCTATGATTCCTAAGAATAGTTTTTTAGGGAGTTTGTTAAACCGTGTGGTTATGTCAAAGACAATAGGGACTAATTTATCCATTTTATCCGTTCCCTTGTTATAAACACCCGTATCTTGTTGTTCGATAACATTCTGCAAACTAGGGGGAGTCTCACGTTCCATATACATAGCATACACCACCATGGCCTCACATAATGCTTTAGCCATTGGATGAGCAGGATCATAACCAGCCGTGTATTCCAAGACCACGTTATTGTAGTCAATAAATGGAAGATAATTTTCCGTATTGATAGATCCTGTGTTACTATCAGTCACATAGTAATCTGTATCGAGGGTTTTTTCCGTGCCATCAATAGTGAGAGTTATAGGAACACTCATCCCCTCACTATCCATTAATAGGATAGGATAGAACTTAGTTTGGAGAAGGGTTCCTCCATTTAAATCTTCACCATTCCACTTCTCTTCCACTTCTTGGGCGTTGAATAAACGTCCACTTTGTTCTTCAATCTCTTTCTGAGCAGCCCGGATCATTTCCCCAAGAACCACATCAGTGTATCTTACCTCATAATCAAAGTTAAGGTAACGCCGTTGAGCGTAACCCTTAACGTCTGTTGGTGTGGTTATTGGACTGTAAGTGAGAGTGTGAGACATTTAAACCTGTTTTATGCTGCCTGTATTATGGGAACTCTTACAGTTGTGGCTGCTGTGGCATTTGCGTTTACTGTGACGGTTAAAGCTCCTGTTGAGGGTACAAATCTGACGGATGTTATTTCTGTTGCTGTTGCATCAGCGGCTGCATCTATGAAATGAGCCTGTTGTGGGATTCCATCTATATCTTCGGCGTTGGTTGCGGTGGCTGTTGCTGATTCGATTGCTACTTCAAGATCACGATTAACTACTTTTAGTTTACCTGCCAGGATGGAATCATCTTCCGGTCCAGTTCCAGCTTCAACTGCGTCAACTGCACTTTCAAGGGATGAGATGTCTGTTTCTAGTCCGGATAAGAAATCTCCTAAGTTTAGTTCCATCAATTCCCTGTTGAGGATTTTTATTACCTTTTGATCTAAGGCCATTTTTCAAGCCTCCTCCATTATTTGGTTTTGGAAACGGTGAAACCAGCTTTTTTACCTAACTCTTTAAGGGTATCTAAACCTTCCTCATTTATTTCAACAACACCCTCACTGGATACCCATTTTCCTTTTTTATCCCTTTTAGTTTCGAGATCAACGAACCTGTCATCTAATTTGAGTTTATCACAACTTTCTTTAGATTTTATTAAAACTTTGATTAAAGCCATATTTTTTCCTCCTAAAAAAGTAAATATAGCCCTGTTTAGGCTATACCATAGATTTGAACGTTCTTAGCTGGAGCAGTGTGGTACTGGACAGCCACCTGAGTGTACCATCCATCACTAGCGAAAGGTTTAGTCCTTCCGGCAGGAGCCCATGAAGGGGTCATGAAGTCAGCGATGAATGCAAACATTTCATCTATGAAATCTAACCGTCTAGCGGCAGCTGTGGCTGGTACGTTAGGGTCGCTGATGATTGGAATGTCCATGGCGTTAGATGCATAGGCGGGTACTCTTACACCTGCGGTAACATCATATCTTTCGTTTCTCAGAGTAGGGGTCATGTCCTTTTTGATCTGGTTAACAACACTAGCCCCAGTTAATAGGAATGAAGGGCTTGCTTTAAGAGTTTCAGTCATGGTAGCTTCAGCACTGAATAAGTCTTCCAGGGTTAATTCTGCCCCGGATAGGTTTATTCTAGTTCCACTATTTTCAGCAATTTCATCTAACCCATCGAACTGATTACTGCCTCCGGCACTGTCTCCGGCAACTACAACTTTGTTGAACTCTTCACGGAGAGCTACCTGTGCATATTCTAAGAGTTGTGCCCGGGCTGCAGCGCTGGCACCTTTACCGATTATGTCAGACATGCTTACTGGCAGGGCCAGGTAGCACATGCTGGCAGTGGCTGGAGTTGTGGTTGCTTCTCCACTTCCACTAGTGTTTCCGGTTTCTGCGATCCATTCACCGGCAAATCCGGCGGTGAGTTTGATGTATTTGTGTTCTGTGCTGTTTGCAGGTTTCCTCCTGTTTTTGGTTTCTAAGTAGGATAAACATGGAGTTCTCCTATATAATACTCCGTTGTCGTAGATGGTTGGATCTAGGATTGTTGGGAAATAGTTACCACTGGACATGGCTTGTTCTAATCTTCCAGATGTGCCTAATTGCATGTCACTAGCCATGCTTTGAACTAGGTCATCGAAGTTTTCGGCACCTTCCCTCTTAGCTGCTTTTTCGGTTATGGGCTCTGTTTGAACTCCAACATTGCCCCTTAATTTCTCTATTATATCTTCTTGAATTTCTTGTACGGATGCGGCCATTATCATTACCTCTTATCCATTTTTTTTTGATTGATTATTGGTTAACTCCTAAAAGTTCGCCTGCGGTCACTCCTTGGACTACTTCTCCGCCTTGAACTGCGGGGTAACGGGATGGGTCATTGAATTTTTGTTTCATTGGGGTTTGTTCTGGTTCTCCGGTGACTTCTTGGGTTATTCCTCCATTGCCTGTTTGGCCCTGGATGGATGGTCTTGTGTGTTTCCTGTCTTTTATGAGGTTTCCCAGTGATTCTTCTATCACGGTTTTAGCTGCCAGGGTGGCGGCTTCTGTGAATTTCTCAGAGAGTTCTTCTTCCAATTCTGCTTTTATTGACTGTTTAAGGTCAGCCATTTTCTGTTTTTCAGCGGCTTCAGCGGCCTCTTTCTGCCTTGCTTGTTCACCTTTAAGTAAGACGTTAAGAGTTTGCTGCATTTGCTCAAATTCTGGTTTATCTACTGTAATTTTTTCTTCACTCATTTCTTTTGCCTCCAATTTGGGTTTTTTTCCAGCTTTTCGAAGTTCATTTTCTTCAAGCGCTTCTTTTATAGCTGGACATGTATTTACTAAGCTTTCTTTTAGTTGAACTGCTGCCTGGCTGCATATTCCACCTTGGCAGGAGTTAGTAATGGTTGTTTTGCCTTTAGTTTCAAGTTGTGCGGGTATTGTCGTGACACTGTTCTCGAAGGGGGTCATTTCATCAATTTCAATCCACCATTCGTATGTGTCCAAGTCTTCCACGAATTTCGCTTCAGTTATCCATCCATGGATTGACATTCCAAGTTTCACGTGGTTTTTAATCCAATGTGTAACTTGTAAAACAGGGGCATCCACCACATCATTCCCACTTAGGGGAAGTAATTCTGCTATGGGCCATAGTTCTGAGTCAGAACTTGGTTTGATACCAACAATATTCCCCAGAACTTTACCGCTTTCATGGTCTAAGAGGGTTGGGAGTCCTACGAATGTTTGTTTAAGTTTTGCTATGCATTTCTCAGTTGTTTTATGGCGAGATAATGAAATATCTGTGGTTCTTGCGAGTCCTTCTAGTCTTATTGGTTTTTCTGGGTCATCTTGTGATTGTTGCACTACTTCTAAAGGTACAACTGCTTCAAATTTGACTTTTTCAGTTATTGGAATTTCATGTAGGTTCTTTTTCGTCACAATCACCTCCTTTTAGGTGGATTCATCATCGTCATCCTCATATAACAAGAGCAAACTGTAAATTGCTGGTATTAAGAATGCGATTAAATTGATAGGGTCATAAACTGGTAGTAACGTACACCTACACCAATTATGGCGTGGAGGGGGATCTAAAAGTTCAGTTATGAGGAAAATTCGAAGATGATCAGGAAGACATAATGGACATACATCGCTATCGCCAGCTGTGAGGTACATCACTCGCTGAATGTATAATGATTTATAACTGTCTGTTTTGGCTGTTTCAGTGTAAAAAGAGGATTCACCGTGAGCTATGCGCCTGTAAATGTAGAAAGTGTTATTAGCACTATCTTCAGGGTCAACTATGACTCTGAGATTCTCAGCTATCTGGTTAACAGTTAAACCATTCTCATATCCATCTATTAGGGATGTTTTCATCACAGAATAGTATTTTTCACCAATATTCCGGAAAGATTTCAGAGTATAATTAGCATAATATTCATTTATTGCCGGGTTGGTGAATGAGAACTGTGTTGGGGGGGGTGGTGTCACTCGCACCGTTGTTTTAACAGGGTAATGCTTTGGGGTCGATATTGAAACCTGGTCGCCGGTGCGGATGACACTGTAACCTTTATCTTCCAAATAGTTTAGGATAGTATTCCATTCTCTGGAAGTGTAAAATGTGGCTGCATTTTCATAACTGTGGGTTATTCTTTTGAGTATTTGTTCATCAGGATACTGTTCATATACTGCTAAGTTAACAAGAGCGGCTATCCCTGCCAGGAATATAACATCATCCTCATCAAACTCATGGTTATCATCAAGGCTCTGGGTGAATATTGCGTTGGTCTTCTTTGCCACCCATTTATCAATCCGTTCATATATTTCATCACGGATATTTAGGGCCACTGGGAATAATTCACTGACAAATTCATCTATTTCAAGATTTTTAATATAATTAAATTCATCATAGTCTTGTTTTTGTTCTGATTTGCTTTTTTGGATGAATTTTAGTGTGTGTTGATGGTTATCCAGAGCTTGGGCTATGCCGGATAACTGGCCTTCGGATAACACCATGAAAATCAGTTTTGAGCGTTTTTAATAGCATTTAAAACTTCTTTATGTAATCTTTGATTAGCCATCAGCATCTGATTAGTAGGGTCCAACATTTCTTCAGCTGCCTTCTTAGCATTATTCGTATCTCCTGGACCGGTGGGTGCTTTAGGATCATATCCTTGGTTAAAACTCGATAAGGGAATACAGTTATATGGTACAAATGGTTCATCAGCCATTGGATCAACATAACGGGGCAATCCTCTACTTTCTCTTATATCATTCCAAGTGGCAGTACCATTCCTCACGTTCATATTATCCACTTCAGCCTGTTTCTGGATATCCTGTTTTGTGAGGTTGGTTAATGTTATTGTAGTGGATTTGACTCCTGTTAATTTGATAAGATCTTTACGTAATGAACCGAGTAATCCTGCTCGACTCCAGAATGTGAGGGTTTCGTTCATGTCTTCGGATTGACTGTCACCAGTTCCACTTCCAATGTTCCCTGATTCTATCCTTCCTACTTTGTGGGGTGGAACTCCATAAACACTAATTATCCGGGTGTTTATTCCTCTCTCCATCTCAGGGGTTAACATTTCCTTGTTAGTGCTGCCTATTGCCTGGAATGCTGCTCCGAATGTTACTAGGTGGCCCTCATCACCTTTTTCTTTCATCTCTTTTATCTGCTTCTGTATTCTTTTAACTTCATCTTCAGCTGCATCATTCCCAAGGCTGGGATCTATTTGCAGTATTCCTTTAATGGAATCATGACTATAATTTTTCAAGTTTTTAGTGAGAATACTATTATCTAACATGGTTGCGGCCACAATTGGGACCATAGGGGACATTCCAATCTTGTTACTGAATGGATTCATATACTTATTATGGATCAATTCACCAGGTTTGAAAACATAACCACTTTTATGCACATAACGACCTTTCTTAACACTTATCATATATGGAGGGTGTCTGTAAAGTGCTGCTAAAAATCCGGACTTGTTATAAGCAGGTTCAATGAAATTATTACCAGTTGCACAGTAATCTATGGTTAATTTGAATTTGAAATCTTCAGGAGTCTGATTACATTCACAGTAACCATCCAAGTCTGGGTTAGGGTGAGGGTTAGGATCTTCAAGAACCATGTTTAAATATTCAAGTTCCCTCTGACTGGGTTCCATATCCTTTTTGGTGGTTGCCACCAAGTCAGAGCTGCTTATGGGACGTGCCAACGCTCCTATGGCACCCATAACGCTACTACTCCCGAATGCCAGGACATAACAACTGAAAGGGTCTAGTTGATTGTATGCTATGTTAAAGGCATCGGATTTGTAGAATTTAATGTAGTCTCCCACAGAGGTGAAGGCCATCCCTGGACCTATGTTGGATAGTGCTGTGATTAAGTTACGGTCCGCACTGCTCATCTGCACCTTACTAGGTGCGAATGCCCTGCTCACAGCCTGAGTTATCCGGTTATTGGATAGGGTTTCCCGTAGATTCATCAGTTTTCTCCTTTTTCAGTTTAACATAATTCTCTAAGGCCCTGAAAATAACATCAGCCGTTAACTCTGTTTCGGATTCAACATCATCCAAAAGGTTTAATTGTAGAAAAGTAACTAATCGTTGATGGAATTTGAGTAAAGATAAAATTTGGGCGGTTGTGAAATAAAAACTATAATCACGGTTCATCTGAACCATAAGATTACATATCTGGAATTTATTCATCTCTTCAAAATCTATCACAACAGGATCATTAAAAGGGAGTTTGAAGTATCTTTCTTCGATACGTTCAATGTGGTCTTTTTCATCAGCGAGACATTTCTTCTTCCATTCTTCATACCCGCCAATCTCTTCAATGTACTCCTCTATGCTTTTCAACATGACCCATCACCCCACTGCAACAAAGAGTTTTATTCTTTGAATTCCTGTAATCCATTATCTTCCTTCAATTTCCGGATTCTTTCAGTTAATTTCCCATCTTTACCATTCAAATCCTGTTTTTTAACATGGTCTTTTCTCAGATCTTTTTCTCGAATTCCAATTCCCATCTTATCACCACATCTCCACACTGCCAATAAACGCTTTTTTCGGTTTTTCACCCATAAACAATACATTAAACGCCCCACTCAGCGCATCCACCATATCATCATGCACCCCTTTAGTTGGGAAGCTAGTAATCTCATTTAAAAAATCATTATTCCAATCAGGATCTTCACGCATCTTCAGAAGACCCTTCTTAGCAAAAGTCACCATGGCCCGGGCACGTTCAAGTTTATCTTTCCTGGGAACTTTCCACCCATCGAAATCATAACCCGGGAGTTTCTTACCCCAAATATTCACCAAGTATTTAGGACTGGCCCCTCCTTCCATCTCTATTCGGAACAGGGTTTTGGGACGTTCATCATAATCTTCATGGATCTGTTTGAAAATTTCCTTCTCAGCCTTATCCGGTTCGAAACGGAAACGCTTGTAATGGTCAATGTAACCCTCTCCATCGTTATCCTTCAATAATAGGCATCCGGCAGTCCAATCAGCACCACCTTTTTTATTAACATTTTCCTCCTCGGTAGCTGCCAAGTCCCATAAACGGACACTGCCAACTATCGGTTCATCAATAGAAGTGTAACTATTATCAGTGAACCATTTCCTTTGAAAGATTTTACCCTCTGGAACAGCCTCCCAATCCCCATACTTCCACTGCCGGCCTAGTATTGGGTTTTCGGCTGCAATATCATCTAATATCTTACCATAATCCTCATGATTTAGGTGAGGGTTATCTGTATAGAGGGAGGGGATGAATAATCCATCCCCTTTAACAAAGCTGGTGTTAAAATAATCATGACTCAAACCACCAGGGTTCCCAGTGTACCATACATTCACAGGTAAAGGGTCATCCCCTGCTTTACGAACACTACCCCTCAAGTGAATGATTTTATGCTCACTGAACTGAACAGCTTCATCGAAAAGGAGTCGATGGTATTCTGCTCCCTGGTAATCTTCAACGTTCTCATCATATTGAACATGACCAAACTGAACAGCAGCGCCAGAGGGAAACGTGAAAATTTTGTTATAGTTATCCCAGTGTGGTTTTATTCCTTCTTTTTCAAGATAATCCAGTGCCATCCATTTCCGGCACCGATTCATCACCGCACCGAGAGCGGCAAGCTTTTTATAAGTTAACCTTAAAACTCCTGCCTGCCATGAGGGCATAGATACAAATTGTAATGCTGCCATTAGGAGGGTGCTTGTTTTACCGCCTCCCCTACCCCCACCAAACAAGGCATACTTAGAATGGAAGGCACTTACAAGGAGTTCAACTTGGGTGTAATATGGAACTTCTGGGATGTACGGATTCAGGATAATGCTTTGGTAAAATGTTTTAGCTTCAGCTCGTGGGAGGCTGACCATCATCTTCCGCAGATCGGAGTCTTCCTCCATCTGCTTCTTCCACTGTTCCACCTTCCACTGCTTCAACTCCATCGTGGATTTGAACTGGTTTATCGCCACTTTCCTGTATCTCCATTAATGAATTCAATAAGTCTTTATCTCCAACAATAACCGCAACGGTCCCTGTATGGTTAACATCTTTGGTTTCCTTCTTAGGAGGACCACCAACCAATGCATTCTTAGCTTCTATAACCCGTTTAAAGTCCAATGGGTTGCGGATTTTCATAATACTCCCATCATCATCCATTACGTATGCAAGGTATTCCGTTACAATTTGGTTGAGTATGTTTAACAAGTCACTTTCAAGAACAGCGAGAGATTCTGGGGATAAGTTTTCACGGGCAACTTCAATCATGTCATATTTGAGTTCTTCCTTCAAATCCCACATGTCATCTTTTTTCCACTTGTAAACAGTGGTTCTATCTCTACCGAACTTTTCAGCTATTCTAAGCATTCTTTGATTGATGGTTAACGTGCCTGTTAGTCCCATGGCAAAATAATGTTCGAATGCTAATTTTTTTTCTTTGTCTGTTACTGGCTTTGCCATAGTTCACCACCATAGATCAGGTTTATGTTCTTGTTTACTCCGTGCTTCTTTCATGGAAAACCATGGATGAATTTCTCCTATTTTAAGAACCAAGCGATTATAACAATAAACCAGAAAAAGTATTACCCTTTTTATGCCCCCCTACACGGAGAGCCAATCCCACCACAAAAATATAGGGGAAACAATTCTCCCAGGAAACCATGAAAGTATTACTCTCTGGCCTGTTCATCCAAAGTTTCAGTCAAACACTGGTAAAACCCACCCTCCTTACGGTAAGGGCCAGGACCATAAAGAACCTTATACCGTTCATTCATAGCATCCCCAGGCAACATCAAAGAACACATATTAATCACAAAAACTATCCATACAATTCTTCTTATTAACCGCTTTCAACTTCTTAAGGAACTCTTTAAACTCCTTCTCATTACTCATCTCACCATTCAAACAAGCCACCCACTGCAATAACAAATTAATATTAGTCTGACTCTTAGCAGCATCCTCCTTAATCTCACTGAGCTCTGTGTTTACAGCAGTTAACTTCTTATCTAGACCATCATAAATTTTCCAGAATAATCCACCAAAAAAAAGTAATATGGGAATAATAAGTCCACAAATACCAACAATTTCTAAGATCTCCATTTTCGGGCCATCCCTGCCAACCAGCCATTCATCCACTACAAAATTAAGCACTATCCTCTGAAGAACCAGTTACCATAACATTCTCCATAAGATAACCATACCGTGGTTTCAAGAAGTTCCATATAATTAAAGCCATCCCCCCAATTACAGGGATTAATGCTTCAGCAGAATTCCCCACGAACGGAGTTAAAACAGATGGGGTCATTGCAATAGTATATACGAAAGTCACAGCAACAATCATGAGGAACGTGGTTAATCCCCCCTGGGTAAACTGAATATCCTCCCCCGCCAATATCTTATCACGGAGCCTAGGATAAGCATAATCATATAATGCAACTAGAATAGGCAATACTATAACACTTATTTTAAGCCATAAAGGCAATCCCACTATTTGACCTGCAACATCCGGGTTTTCTATTATAAACCCTAAAACCAACACACCAGCAAACAACACAATAGATACCAAATAGGTGCTTATTAACCCTTTACTCAATTCCATCATATCTCCTCCTTTTAACATTTTCACAAAATAAAATCCAAAGAGAAAAAAAACGGGAAAAACACCAGGGGGCAACATACAAAAAGAGTAGCCAGAATACCCCAAAAGCTACCCCCCAATGCCAAAAACAAAAAGAGATCCCACTCACCACAAATGAAACCTCCCTCAACATAACATACCGCCACACAAACAATAAAAAAAAACAAAAAAAACACCACCAAAAAAGCCAAAAACAACCCCCACACACAACCAACCCACAACCAAACAAACAACCAAAACCCCAAAACCCCAAAAACACCCTAGAAAAATATTTTAGGAAAACGGCAAAAACGGCCGAAATGTATATGGGGATGGATTCCAAGCCCCCCTAAGAAATATTAAGGCTTTTTTTTTGAGAAAAGGAATATTACCCCGGGCCGTGGGACCTGCTCATCTGTCCGGATCTGATGACATGACATGTGATGACACCCCGCGGGGGCCCCGTGGCGGGGTGTCCTACGGTGATCATCATCACCGGATCGGTCCCAGTGGCACCCCTGGGGCTGCAGCTCCGGCGGTCTGGCGGGGTTCCTGCTGGCGGGCGGGGCCCGCCGTGGTGTCTGTGCTGTGGCTGTGGGTTGCTGTCTGGCCGTGGTTGGTTACTTCGTTAAACTTGACTATAACGAACTAGAGTATATGATTTTTCCCATGGCCCCGGGCCCCTGCAGCTCCCCGGGGATCCGTGGCCCCTGAAGTCCCCGGAAGTCACTGCCCCCGGGGGTCATGGGGTGCTGCAGGTTAGGGAGATCAGAACTATGATCGAAAGATCAGAACTGAGATCGAGATCGGATCTGCAGCTGCAGGCGGGCCCGGGTGGTTGGAGTGCGCCCGTCTCCGATCGATCACACTGGAGGCGGGGGTGCTGCAGGGGCTCGGTGGTGTGGTTTTTGGGTTGGTGTTGGGTGTTGGGTTGTTTGGGTGTGGGTGTTGTGTGGGAAAGATTTATATAGGGTGTGCAACAATGTATTATTGGAGACAGTTTTTATTAGTCTCTGGGAAAGTGGTAAGATGTTTGAAAAATCTGAGGATAAAAGGCGTGGCTG